AGAATCGCTTTATCACTCAATCCGTTGTCGTACCAATCGATTGGATTAACAATATTGCATGCACCACCATGTAAAGTATTCTTAAACTCATTTAACAATACTTCTGAGATGAATTTACCTGTTACACCTTTTTGATTGGCAACAATTAACGGAAGTTCCTTAGATATACTATACAAACCTTTTACGTTATTACGAATAGCTTGCAATTGCTCATCTTTTCCGTGGTAATAAGTTGCACTGCTTTTAGCACCGCTTGCTACGGTCAAACTATCGATTAATCCTTGTTTAACCGATGTAAGCATGTTTTGTGTTAATACCAATTCTGTCATAATTCACAAATTTTAGTTAATAATTATTATTATACCGTAACAACTCCTATGTTTGTTACAAAAAAAACGGGCGTTGCGCAATACTGTTAAGTATTGTTCCCCACCCGTTTAAAATTTGGAATTCTTCTCATTCAGAGAGAAGAAGTTCTGTTGTATGTCTGGCAAATTTAGTCTGCCGCACTTCCGGCGGCATGTCAAGAGTTTACTGTAAACACAACAAGTTCTTCCGTAATTTTTAATGTCTTTTTTTTCAGATAAAAAGTAACTGTATAATTTGGGAATAATTTTAAAGTATTTGATGTATGTTGTAATCAACTTCTAAAGAGTTGCGACTTTACCGGTTTGTCTATTCCCCGTTTTTTGTTTCTTTAGACGGGGAAGAAGGACTCGAACCTCCAAACTTTTACTGAAAACACCTTACGTTTTCCCAATTTGCGGGGGAAGATGGAATCGAACCACCAATCTATTGTTTTCATACAATTTGCTTACCTTTTACTGAAAACACTATAAGTTTTTCCTTTTTCGGAAATAATGGAATAGTATTCGTTGTTTTTGAATTTGCTATTCCCCCGTTTAATTTCAATATTTTTAGAACTTTTTAGGTGCGGGAATGGGACTCGAACCCACGTAATTCAGCTTATGAGACTGAGCTGGTACCATCTCCAGTCTATCCCGCAATGTTATTTTAAAAAGGATATTTTGTTTGTTATGTTTTTGGTTTATAAAACCGGAATTGAACCGGTGACATTTCGCTTTGCGAGCAAATACTCTACCATCTGAGCTATTTATACTGAAATAACAAATCAGTTTCCTTTTTTTTTGAGGGGGAATCAGGACTCGAACCTGAAATCTACCGTTTATGAGACGATTGCATTATCCTTGCTGAAAACACCATAAGTTTTTCCGTTTTGGAAATAGTGGAATAGTATTTATTGTTTTAATTTTGCTATTCCCCCTTATAAAATTCAATACTTTTTTAGAACTTTTATATTAATTCTGATTGCAAATATAAACTAAATAATTTAATCTGCAAATTTTTTTTACTTTTTTTTACTTTTTTTTTCGCTACCTTGGAAAAATAAATACGTAAGAAAAATAAAAAAGTTACATTTTTTTATAAAAAACTTTATTCTTCTTTTTTAACTTTCTGATTTTTACCTACTTCCGTAAGTTCATCTTTAACATTTTTATATTCATCATAAATATCTTCCGGATTATCCATCAATTTTTCAAGTTCTTCAACATTAACAGGTTTTTCAAATTGTTTTTCAGCTTCAGCAAATGTTATTTTTTTTTCTTCACCCGTATCAACCATTTCTTGATATTTTTCAGTTAAATCTAATAATATTTCTGATTGTGTGTTTGTTTTAACCTCTTTTAATGTTTCTGCTTTATTTATAAGTTTATCAATATCTTCTGAATCATGATGTTTTTTTCCTTTTGAATATTTCGCAAATTTTCGTTGGTCATCAACAACTTGTACTAACATTCGATTATTATCAAAACGTACATCATTAAATGTTTGTCCGTCTTTCGCAAATCTTGCTTTAAGAATTCTAATATTAGCTAAATTTGCTTCTTTTTGTTCCGGAGTCTTTGCCACACTCATGAAGAAATGTGATTTTTGAATCCTTTTTATGCTACCGCCTGTTTGATGTGCTTCAACGTATTCAGAATCAAAACCTGAACGATTAGATTGTACAGCACTCCAAGCCGGAATATCAAAATCAGCAGATAATGCTTCAAAACTTTTCACAATAGTTAATTCTGATTCAGTTCTGTCAGAAGTTCTTTTGTGTGATTCAAGACAATCCAAATAATCCAACACTAATAAAGTAAATTTAATACCATGTTTTTTTTGATAAGTTGTCATCCAATTACGAATATCTCTGATTGTAGTATCTTCTTGACTGAATTTTTTTATTACTAATTTACCTTTTCCTTTGATTTTTTCAATCTTTTTATATACTCTTTCTTTTACAATATCATTTTTTTCATCACTGTCAATTTCATCTAAAGGTACTTTTGACCAAATAGTATAATGTTTACGTTTAATTTGGTCTTTTGTATCCTCAAAAACAATTTGAGCAACATATTCTTCTTGTTCATAACCAGTATTTGCGATAATTGTTAGCAATGTTGTTTTGCCCACACCGCTCGGAGTTAAAATTAAACCAAATTCTCCCTTACCTAAACCACCACCTGTTAATTCATCAATAAATTCAACGCCTGTCGGTATTGTTTGTCTGAATTCTTTTCTTAATGCACGTTCAATACCTTCAATAACTTCTTCACAATCATCATCTTCGTTACCTATTTCAGAAATTTTTAAGAATTTTTCTTCAATCTCAGCAACTACTTTTTTATTTTTTATTGCTCCTGTTTTAACATCAACAATAATATTTTCACCAAGTTTACGATATTCTTGTTGTTTAATAAAGAAATTTGTTGCTTTTTGTATAACATCTCCGTCATATAACATCTCTTTATTTAATATTCTTTCATTCCAGAGTGTTATACGTTTAATAACACTAAACAATGATTCTTCTTCAATTACGTTATTTGGTGTTTTATAAATATTGATTGCGTGATGAATACTTTTATTTTGTAAATTCGGTACTTTTTCAAATTCATTAAAATATTCTAAAATTATAACAAATAATCTTTTTAAATTGGGTTCATCAAAATATTCAACAGCAAGACGAGAAATTGTTTTTTCTGCAAACTCTGGTTCAACCAATAATTGCCACATAAGTCGTTGTTGAAACTCAGGTCCGTTATATGCCGTGAGGGTGTGTTCTGTTATATCACTCATTTCATTTTGTTATTGTTGAAAAGAAAATATGGTTGAGAATATAAAAAGAGGTGTATATTGTGAAAATACTCCCAACCATCAAATAATAGTTATGTTTAATTCATATGAACTCTTCTAATCAATTCCTTGCGTTTAGAAGAAGATAAATCCCTGATTCGACTAATACTTAAACCCATTTTATTAATTAAATCATAATCATCCCACATGTTTGTTACGTCATTATCTTTAATTAATGTAGAAATATTATCAACAATATCAGCAACAGCATCAAAAATATCGATTGACCATCTGGCAACCGAATTAAAACCGTCAACATAAAAAATTCTTTCAACAATCGGATTTCCATTAATATATAAACCAATTTTACATTCAACACCTTTAATAACTTTACTTTCAATATGTTGGGTTATAGAGTGTGGTTTATATCTCATACTATTCCTTTGTGAAATCGGATAAAGTTTAATCATTGTTTGATTATATTTATATAAATCTAAATCATCTGAAATTCGAGTTATATAATTTCGTTTCGATAAAACTTTTTGCATTTTGGTTATTATTCCCGGTAAAATTTCCCTTATATCAACAGAATATCTTGTGAATGGATTGTATTGGTCAGCACTGAATTGTCTGCCTATTAATAAGATATCCTCTTGGAAAAAAAGAAAGGTAAAATCATTTGAATATGTTTTTTCGTTCATCGTTTTTAGATTTTAGTTAATTAATCCATACAAATATAATCATAATATGTTTAATCTGAAAGAGTTTTTCTTTGATTTTTTAAAAAAACTTTTAATCTGTCTTGTTCACTGATGATAACACTATAAAAAGGTTCAATATAATTAATAAATGTACCACCGTAAACACTTAAAAACCCGTCTTCTTCCATAAAATTTAATAAATTTTTTGAACTTCTACCTTCAGGTGATAATGGTTGTTCAAGTTCAAATAATTCATTTTTTGCTGTTTCATTTAATATTGGTTTTCGTAAATTTATTAATTTATAATTTGTTTTTAATCTTTTAATATTGTTAAGTAAACTTTCTAAAGCCTTTAACGGTTTCTTTTTGTTTGCTATTCTTTCTTGATTAATAATATCGGCTTTTGCACATATTTCCCGAACACTTAATTTTTTATATTTTAATTCAGGAAAATTTTTTAATAATGTTTTTTCACCAATACCCGGTATACCTGAAATATTATCTGCATTATCACCATTAATAATTTTAATTGTTAATGCATTTGAATAATGGTGATTAAAACGCATTATATAGTTTGTTTTTGTTATTGGTTCTTCAATATTCGGAAATATTATTGTTATAATTAAATCTAATAATTGAGCATAATCTCTGTCATTTGAATAAAGAAAAATTTCTTCTTTTTTATGGTTTTTTAAACAATATTCAGCAATTATATCATCTGCTTCAATTTCTTCAACTTCAATTTGTCTTAAAAATAATTCTTCAGCATATTGTTGAATTCGTATTCTTTGTTTTAATATTGATTGTTCTTTCTCTTTTTCTCTGCGTATTTCATCAGCAGTCATTTCAATTGGTTTGAACCATTCTTTGTTTTTGTGATTCGCTTTATAAGCAGGGTCTATTCGATATCGATGAATTCCACCTCGTTCTCCGTCCCATACTAAAACGACCTTATTAATCATATGTTTTTTAATCTTCTGACGCACAATAGTTAAAAAGGTATATAGTCCACCACAGTGACCAAAAGACGTTGTATAAACGTCTTTGGCACCGTTAAATGAGATTTTTAATAAGTTATCAGAGTCAACTAAAAGTGTTCTGGTTTTCATTACTCTTCGATATCTGTCAAATCTACTGCTTTATTAATAATTTCATCGGAATAATCAATTTTTCCGTTAGCATCAACATCTCTAAGTTTCATTGTAAGGTCATCAGCAGTAATGCTATCATCCTCAAATAAATTTCTGAAATAAAGAACATGTTCTTTTTTATAATTTTCAACTTTATCCGGATATATGAAACCATGAGGCGTTGATACTATTTTACCTCCCATTGAGATTCCGCCGAGCGGTCCGTCAATGTGGTTTTTCGCCACATTTATCTTAGTTTCAATACCGAACGCAACTTCTCTTTTTTTACTTGTTGCTGTCACTCTTTTTGTTGAATGACTAATAATACCACCAAAATGATATATTAATCTTGAACCTAAAAAGAATGTTTCGCCGCCTTTATGTTTAACAACACCACCAGCCATATTATCAATCCATATTTTTTGTACTGCCAATAAAGTATTTGTATATGGTCTATTAGTTTTTCTACTGTTTGGTAATGTGTTGTTCAATAAATACATAAATGCTTTTTCATAAGCACCCGCATTCCACATATTGTTGTCTTTTTCATCTTTTTCTTGAGCATTGACTGTTTTAATACAATTTAATGTACCGATTGAATCAATTGCAAAAGTAATATCAAAAGGTAAATTTCCTGCTTTTTGTTCATCTAAAATAAAATAAATGAACTTAGCTAAATCTTCAATTGCTGCTTCGCCTCTTTCGGGGTCTTGTTTTTTTCCAAAATGTTCTAACAAATAATCATTATCAATATATAAATAATTATCATCCCAATCAAAACCCATGAGAGTTAATCTTTCTGTTCCTAAATTATTTTCGGTATCAATAATAACAACAAAATCACCTGCTTTTTGAGCAGCAACAATACCTTCACACAATGCTGTTGATTTACCTGTGTTACTGTGTCCTCTTACTTCACAAACATATCCTTTTGCAAAACCGGGTAAACCGGTTGCTTCTTTAAAACCGGGTGATAACGGAATCCATTGTAACGGTTTA